TATAGCCCGGAGCTCGGTCAGGAGCTTTGCGACCGCATCTCGCAGGGAAACAGCTTGCGCAAGGTCTGCGACGCCGACGACATGCCAGCTTGGACCACCGTATTCAAATGGCTCCGAATCGATAACACCTTTGCGCAACAGTACGCGCAGGCGCGGGAATTGTGGGCGGATGCGGAGTTTGACCGCATGATGGAAATCGCGGACACGGTGCGCGAAGGACAGAAGGTCAAAACACTGCCGGATGGCACCAAAGAGGTCACGACCGGCGATATGGTGGACCGCGCCAAGCTGCAGGTGGACACTCGAAAATGGGCGCTGGCGCGTATGATGCCTCGCAAGTATGGTGACCGGATGACGCAGGAACTGACGGGGGCCGGTGGAAAGGAACTTGTGGTAACTATCCGCAGCGTGCTGGATGAGCCGCCCAAGGTAGAATAAGGACTGTTTAGAGGGAGGTAAGCACATGCCAAATTACACTGAAGAGCAAAGAAAGCAAATCGCGCAAGAGATCTCCGGGAAAACGGTACAAAGCCTCACATGGGAACCACCCTATGAGGAATATTCGCCCGGATACTGGGTGATGACCTTTACCGACGATGCCGAAATCAGTTTCCGGCTCATGGCCGAACTCCCGGGTTAAACTGAGCACATGCCCAATTACGGCAGTCAACAGTCTGGTGTATGCCTCCTGCCAGGCGACAATTACGCGCTATTCAACGCAGAGACTCCCGGCGCCGGCCAGGCGAGCATGAGTTTCAACCGCGGATATGCGCCCCAGGGCGAGCCGCCGGCGGTGACGTTTACGGTCTCGTGGACCTCGGCGCCCACGGCCGCGATCGATATCCAGGCGGCCAACACCGATATGGAGATCGCCTACCAGACGCTCGCTACCTTGCAAAATAACCAGCAGGATCACTATACCGACGCCGGGCGCTGGGCGTATTACCGCGTGGTGCTGCGGAGTTATGTGGCCGGCGCGCCGCTTACGGTGGTAGCGCAACTCTGATGCGGTTCTGCACGGTCGTGCAATTGCCGAGTTCACTTCTGGTTGGCCAAGTGTGCAGATCGAAAAGGCAGTAGCGAAGGATGCAGAGGCACTTGGACTCTCGAATCGGAACCGCTCGGACGAAGCTCGGACGAGGTCGGACTGGCTCGGACTCCCGATTCGGACCAGCTCGGACCAGCTCGGACTCGTCCGGGTAGCGTTGCTATGAGATTCTGGCAGCGTATATGCGGTAGGATTGGCGCAGGTGTAGCGCAGGTGAAACCTCAACAACATGTGCATGGGGCTGGCCTTTCTACCGTTGGGACTGCCCCGATTTTATGGACTTTGCCCGTTTCTTAATCCGCGTTGGCCTTGGATTCATCGGCGTTTGCCTCCTGCTGATCGTGTGCTATTACTGGTTTTGGCGGCGATGAGCCATACTTAAGCCATGGTACTTGGACTATGCGCTCTCGTCTGCCTCGTCGGCCTGCTGATGTACGCCCTCTCTGTTAACTCAAAGCTCATTGAGATCGGCCGGATTATGTTCTTCGCCGGACTGCTGGCGTTGCTACTCGTAGGTGACCGGGCGCTCGCCCTGCTCAAGGGATGAACGCGTCGGCTTGGTGCGACGATCATAAATGTGACTCTGCATTATGCGTATCCCTACATTGCGACATCCTTTTACAGCCCAAACAATTTGAACTCCTGCGGCTAATGGAAGCCCGTGGGCCTGACGTTGCCACTTGGCTGGGCTATGGTGGCGCCCGCGGCGGCGGCAAGTCTGGCGCAGCTCGCCGGCTGATGATGGCCCGCCGGTTGCGCTGGCCGAACACCACCGGCTTTATCATCCGCCGCAACTTCCCCGACCTCTACGAAAACCATATCGTGAAGTTCCAGGAGGAATACCCCGACCTCGCTGGCGGCTATGAAGCTGGGCATAAGCAGTATCGGCTCCCCAATGGGTCGCGAATTGCTTTTCGTTATGCCGACACCGAAACGGAAATCCGCCAATTGAGCCGCGGGCCGGAGGCGATGGACGTCTTCGTGGACCAGGCAGAGCAGTTCTCGGAACAGGAGCTTCTCTGGCTGCACACGCCCAATCGCTGGCCAGGTGCCGGCCCGGGCGTTTGCAAGACGGTCCTGTTCTTCAACCCCGGTGGGCCTGGAACGGAGTTTTTGCGGCGCGTATTTTGGTTGCGGCAGTTCCAGGACACCGAGCGGCCTAGCAACTACAATTTCACGCAAGCTTATGGCTGGGACAACTGGCAATGGTTCCGCACCCAGGTAGAGATGTCCGAACGGGAATTCTACTTGCTATCGGACGCCGAGCGGTTCCATCTTTTCATCACCGAAACCAGCTATGGTCGGGAACTTAACTCGCTGCCTGCGTCCATGCGCGTCGGGGAACTGATGGGCAGCTTCTCCAGCTTCTCAGGTCAGTATTTCCAGGGGGTCTGGGATGAGGAAAAGTGTGTGCTGCCGCGGGCGAAGGTTGCTGAAATCATTCAGCCATGGTGGCGGCGCTGGATGGCACAGGACTGGGGCTTTGGCGATCATGACGCACACATTTGGTTTGCGGTCGGCAAACTGTCTCCGTCGGAGTGGGAACGGCACTTCGGCGGCCGGTGCGACTGGCCGATGGATATCGTGATTGCCTATCGAGAGCAGGTTATCCACCAGCGGGCCGAGGCCGACCTGGCGCTGGATATCGTCAACGCCACACCGGTTGAGGAGCGGAAGTATATCAGCAGGTTCTTCCTCTCTCAGGACGCCTTTGGCCAGAAAGCCCGCCAGCAGGGCGCGCACTCAGTGGGCGAGGCGTTCCAAAAGATCCTGGAGCGTTATGACCTGCCAGGTCCCGAGCCCGCGGACCAGGAGCGCGTCACCGGCTGGCGGTTCATGTTCCAGTGCTTGCGGCAAGCCTGCCTGGCGGGAATGACCTTTGACGCCGAGCGCGCCAAGCAGGGGCCAGCCTTCTTCGTCTCCGCGGAGTGCCCGCAGATCATCAGTTGCATTCCGCTGGCGACTCGCGATCCGAAAGACCCGGAGGACGTTATCCGCGTGGCGGGCGCCATCTGGGAGGACGTGACTGATGCTATCCGGTACGGTCTGAAGTCGATGCTGGACCCGAAAAGCAAGGCTCCGCGGGACGTTCGCCAGCTTGAGGAGTACAATCGGTTTGAAGACCCGACCGCACGGGCCTTGGCCATGCGGCGATTCGAGATCAAGGAACACGAGACGAAGCGGCGAAAGGGGAATTTCAGATGATTGGCTGGTTGCTGGCGGTAAGCATTGCGATTTTGGCGCTCACCGTCCTACTGATGATCCTGTGGGAACATTTCGATGCGTTGGCAAAACGCGCTGATCTCTTCGAATACGACATCAAGGTCCTCACCGCCGACAAGGAATCGCAGGCACTGAAGATTGAGAATTTACAGACCCAGCAGGCCGAGCACTGGAAGCGGCTGGAACGGCTGGAACAGTGGCCACCACTGTTTGGTCCGCTATCAGAGCGGCTCGTTCGGCTGGAACTCGCCGGGCGCCTGGAAGAACGCAAACGGCAACCTGAAGTCATCAAGCCCCGCAACTGGCGCGATACACTGAAGGCTGTAGAGGAGGCCCAGAGTGCCAACGAACAAATCCGGTAAGTTTTTCCACAATAGCCAACGCGCCTCGGCGAGCGACCGGGAGCCCGCCGCGAAGCCCGAGGGGAAGCCGATGGGGCCGACGCACGGCATGGACGGCCAGGAGCCCCACATGGGCCACGCGATGATGGAAGCCGCCGCCCAACACCCCATCGGCGGAAAGCACATGCACATCCACCAGGGGGACGACGGCAAGCTGACGAGCCACCACGTGGGCGAGGATGGCGAAGTGCAAGGGCCGCATGAGCACGAGAACACGGAAGCCCTCGGCCAGCACATGAAGCAGTTTTTCGATGGCGAGGCGCAGGAAGGCGAGATGCCACCCGAACATGGCGGCGGCATGGCAATGCACCACGGCGGCGGTCTCCACGGGATGTAAGGCACTGAAAGGTAAAATGTTATGCACTATATGAATGGACGCGAAGCAAAGAACGGAGACAAGGTGGTGTTGCTGCCAACCTACGGGGTGCCGGTCATCGGCATCCTGTATGACGCGACGGCGGGAAACGATTACTGCAACGGCAGAATCGCGCCAATCCTCCCGAGTGATCCGCTTCCGAACCTCAAGGAATGCCTGCACCTTGACGATTTGCTGAAGGCCATTCCCAAGGACATCCCAGATATTTCCGGGATGTAAGGTACAATCCCCTTAGGGCAACTTGCCCCAGGAGGCCGTCATGGCCAATCGAAGCCGGTTCGCCGGCTGGTACGCAGCAGCAGATTATGCTTATGGGTGTGTTGGTGGCGGTCTTCCGCCCGCTCTTAAGGTGGACATCGGTACCTCGGCTACAGGCGTAGGTACGCTCCAGCTTGTCACTGGGATGACGGCGCTTTCCGACGGGACTGTGCTCTTCCCGCTGGCGATCAATGCTCCAATCAATGTGGGCTCCGCTCTCAACGCGGAACAAGTAACCCCAACGGCCGTCGGCAATCCGACATCGACCGTTTATGACGCAGCCACGGTCACGGCCACGTTCACGAACCTGCACGGCGAGGGAGACATAATCTCGTCGGCTAGTTTCGGGTTGCAGGAGGCCATCAATGCCGCGAATGGCGCGGGTGGTGGAATCGTGGTGGTGGACGCAGGATGGTTCACAATCGGCGGTACAGTAGCTATTCTTGCCGCGGCGGTTCTGCCCGCCAACGGTTCCGTTACTATTCAAAACAATGCGGCGGGCGGCGGCGGCATTCAATCTACGCGCGTGGTCCTCACCAACGCTCAGACCAAAGCTCAGTTTTCCGCCCCGACCAGCGTTCTTCCGGCACCCGGCGCAGGTCTGATGTACCAGATTGTAAGCGCCACATACGACAATGTTTTCCTGACCGCGGCCTTTGCCAACGGGGGCGTAATGCAGCTTTCCTATGGCACCGGCACCACGATTCCAGCTACGGCCACAATCCCGGCGGCGTTTCTCACCGGCCCGACCGCCAGTCAGGTGATTTCGGTTGCCGGTGTTCTGGGCAGCAACTTAGTATCGGCCATCGCCAATGTGGCCATTTTCGCCGCCTGCGCGACTGCCGATTTCATCACCGGAGCGGGACACCTGGAGATCACCATTTACTACAAGGTGATCGCGGCGAAGTAAACCGATGCCATGGGCAAGCAAAGCGCAGGCAGCGTGGGGCCATTCACCAGCTGGCCTGCGCGCCCTCGGCGGGAAACAGAAGGTAGCGGAGTGGGACTCGGCAACGCCGAAAGGAAGTCTGCCCGAACGCAAGCCTGGCGCCCTGAAGGCCGGAATGCTGAAGCGGAGGAAGGATGGCTAACTGGATCGGTGGAGCAGTTAAGCACCCCGGCGCACTTACGGCGGCCGCCAAACGACATGGCGTCTCCAAACTCCAGGAGGCCAATAAGGAGAGCCATAGCAGCAATCCTCACATCAGGGCGCGCGGCGCATTGGGCAAGCGGTTCATCAAAAAGACAATATGAATGGCGAAGAGCAACTCCGCAATGTCGAGGCACAAGTCGTACTCATCACGCGCGGCCAATGCACGGCCATCTCCTGCCCATATTGCGGAGCGATCACCCCAAAAGGGGTCCCGATTTGCTGCACGCTGATGGGTAAGGCCATGGAAGCTGTTCTCGACCGTATGGACTTCGAGGATAAACGCCGGCAAGCCGAAGAGATCGCGGAACGCATTGACAAGGAGCCGCCGCTTGTCACCCTCAACTGAACAGGCCCCGCCCGAAGAACTGCCTGTTCCGAATTCAGAACAAGACCAGCCGTACGGCCCGAACAATGAGGATCTGCCCGAACAGCTTCAGAACGCGCTTGCCTTTGCTATCCGCAAGTTCGCCGGCCAGGAGGTGTTTCTCCGGCGCCGCGAAGTGATCCGCGATCGCAAAAACCGGTTCTATGAACGCGGCTACCAGCACATTTACGCCGATGAGGCCACGGGCGGTTTTATCCAGGGTACGCCAGGAGGAATGCTGAATGTCGGCGGAAAACAAATCCAGTGCCCCGAATATATCGGAGATTACAACATTTTCCAGCCCTACGAGCGCATCATTCAAAGTGTTCTCACGCAAAATGCACCTGGCATCGACTTTCGGCCCATCAACCCAAATCTGGCCGAGGACATGGAAGCCGCTCAAACCGCTGAAGGTTACCGGCATATGTTCGACCGGTCCAACGACGTAAAAGGCATTCAGAAAGAAATCGTGCGAATGATGTGTCTGTCCGCGCGGACGATCCTCTGGACGCGCACGGAGCCGAACGGGCCGAAGTGGGGCTATAACGATGATGGTTCTCCAAAGCAGATGGAAATCAGTTCTGTTTTCGGAACGCTTGAAAGCAAAGTCCCGATTCTTAAAAAGGACCTGTGCGAATCGTTGTATGCCTTCCTGTTCGATGATCCCGACGTCTTGCAGGCCAAGGCAGAGTACCCGGCGATGGCCGACAAGATCAAGGCCAACATGACCAGCCTTGCCGAATCCGCCTATGAGCGGACGGCGCGACTGGGCGTGTTGCAGGGCTCTCGGTCACTGGCCCAAATGGGAGACAGCTTTTCGCATTTGGTGACTCGCGCTCGGTGTTGGTTGCGCCCAGCCTGCTTCGAAGGCGACTGCTATAACGATATCTTGGAATCCGACCCCAGCAAGACAGTGAAGGATGCGCTCCTGGAATTGGCCACTTGCCCAGAAAATCCGGTTCCGACTGGCCTGTGCGTCACGTTCGTGGGCGATGTCTACGTCGGCTGCTACGCCGAATCCATGGACGATTCCCTCACGGTGCTTTTCCCCTATGTAGGGGACTGCATGTTCCGGCTGGCCATCATGGACCCGATGCAGATCGTTCAGGATGACTTCAACGACGACATGAATTATGGCCGGGAAACTTGGGCTTTTGGCGCGCCCAGCACCTGGGTAAACGCCGACGATACGGAATTCGACGCCATCACCGACCAACGGGCCGACCCGTACTGTTTTCGCCAACTGAAGCTTCGCGCCGGGGAGAAAATGCAGGACAACCTCCTCCGCGAACAGCAACCCGAGTTGCCCGCCTCCTTTGTGAAATTCCTTGAAATGATTCAAGGTCCGCTGCCACAGTTTATGTTGGCTTGTCCCCCGAGTCTCTACGGCGAGGCGATGCCGGATCAGAAGACGGCCAGCGGCTACCATCTGGCGGCCAGCCAAGCGATGGGCCAGCAGGGCGTCTGGTTCGGAGTCATCCAGCAGGGTGAGGCCAACATGTACCGGCAGGCGGCGCTCTGCGCGGCGAAGAACCCCGACCATTCCGAAGAGATTGTGATCCCCGGCCCTGAAGGCGGCAACATGTCCCTGCGTCTGGAACGGCTGCGGAAGGGGAAGTTCGGCGCCTACCCGGACGAGGATTCGGCCTTTCCCGAGAGCACCCAGCAGAAGCGGTCCACCCTCGATGGGCTAATCACTATGGCCACCACTAACCCGGCCATTGGCATGCAAATCATGGGCTCGCCAGACAACTGGAAGCTGTTCAACACCATCATGGGGTTGCCGGAAATCGTTATCCCGGAGGCCGAGGCACGCGACAAGCAGACCTTCGAGATTGAACTTTTGCTCCAGCAATCTCCGGTCCCCCCGTCACCGGAAGAGGAGCAGCAGGCACAGATTCAGCATGCCGCCGAGGCTATGGCGAACACAGTCCAAGGGCAGCCGGCCGCGCCATTCCAGCCGCCACAGCCGAAATCGAGCGTTCCGGTGCAATTGCTCGATTTC